TTGCAATAGCAGTTTCTTTAACAGCTTTAGCATCGGCGATTGCTTCTTTTAACAAATCATTGTTTGCCATAATCTCAAAATTTTTTTTGTGAAATACGATTATTAAGAATCGTAATAGGGAATAATATATTTTAGTGTCATATCTAGATACTCATGACACATTGCGATTATACGTATATGTAGATTAAGTAAAAATTAAAAAATAGTACAATTTCCTTTAGAACAAAGGATTTCGTGGATTACTTTATTTACATTGGTGTAATCATATGTAACTATATTTTTACCTTCATTTAAGGTATGCATATAAGAACCAGGGTTTGATGGTGTTGAAACAAAATCCCAACATAATAATTCAAAATCATCTTGTACTTCCATTACACCACCTTTATCTTCTAAAGAACCCATACCACGAGAAGATACACCTACGGTAACTCCACTTTTAATTAGTTCCTTAAGAATATTTCCTGAAGGGGTAGGTAAAATTTCTATCTTACCCATACAATTATCACCATCCCACCAATATTCAGATATTAGATGTGATACGTTTTTTAAATTGATAACGGTTGATTCTGGGTGGTCAAGTTCTCCCATTGAACGTCTTTGCTCAATAAGTTCTTTATATTTGTCCATTTCGCGATCCCATAAACCTTTTGAATAGTAACGACCGTTTCCGTTTTTTACTTCAGCCGTAGCTAAAATACCCTCTACCATCAGATTTCCACTCTCCTTATTAACATTTTCAGTTAATTGGGAGGGTGAAATCTTTACAGTATGAGTTTCTATTAATAGCTTTTTGCTCATTATTTAGGATTTTTAGCAGGTCCTGATGGTCTGTTTAAATAACTTTTACCCGTTGCCTGGCCTACTTTTCTTGGATAAGGATCTAATGTTGGACCACCTGTTGGATTTGCAAAATCAAATACGCTTTGATCATTCATTTCATCTACTATTTCAGCTTGTTGATATTTTTTACCACACATTTTTTCATACATTTTTTCCATCTTGCCTCTTCTTTTTTCTAAAAGCTTGATTTCTCTTTGCATGTCTTTCATTTTCTTTTTATCAATTAATTCTGATAGATTTTCGTCTTCAGATATTGAATTTACTCTATCTGATTTTTCAGATATATAATTTGATAAAAATTCTAGTTGAGCTTCCATTTTTGTAACATCACCAGCTTTTCCTATTTCGGCCAATTTAGTATCAATTGATTCTTTTTTAGGTTTTTTAGCTTTCATATCTTTCCCAGCTTTTTTCATAGATTCTTCTTTATCTCCATCACCATCAATATCCATAAAATCTGGTTTAGCAGCTTCTGATGTAGTGTCTGAATAAGATACGGCTGTACCTTCATCTTCCATTTCATCCATAGGTAATTTTTTTTCTTCTTCTTTTTCAGCCATCATTTGACGAATAATATTTCCTGATTGTGCTGCTAATGAATTTGGGTTTCCTGATGATACTACTTGACCAAATGCTTCTAAAACTAATTCTTTAGATTCTTTTACTAATTCCATAGAATCACCACCATCTTTTAATTTAGTACTAAATCCACTACCACCATAGCTTTCACCATCGCTTTGTTGTTGTTTTCCTTCTTTATATCCTAAACCTTTAACTCCAAATTGTCCTTCTTTTACATAATGTAAGGGATCTTTAGCTAAGTTTTTAACAGCTAATTCCATTGCTTCATCTAAAGATAATTCTTTATTATAGTTAATTTCTAATTGAACACCACTTAATACTTCTTGAGCATTAACATTATTAATATTCTCTACTTTAGGATCATAATCATAATTATGAGAATCTATATTTTCTACACCATCTGATACTTTGTATGATCCAGCTAATTTGCTATCCATTTCATACTTTAATTTAGGATTAGCTTTAACTTTTTCGTCTTGTTCTTTTGTATTGTATTTAACTTTATCTTCATTATTAACAAGGGGTTCTAAAGTACCACCTTCAGCAAGGAAGTTTTCAAATTTAGTCCAAAAAGGGTCTTTAGCACTTGCCTCTATAGTATTAATGGGTTTTAGAGTTACTATTTGACCTAATTCCTCATTTAATAGTTCCTTATCTTTTTTAGAACTAAATTCCTTTGAAAGTTGTTCGAATAGTTGGTTTGGTGTATTTTTCATAATTATATTATTGTAATAATGTTTCTATATCGTTAAAATAATCGTTTAGTATATCTGTGCCTATTACAACAGAAAAACTTTCTGGATTATCTCTGTAGTATTTTATTGTTTCTATTTTAGCTAGTTTAATTGATTTTTTAATATCATCAAATCTAGCTTCTAATTTATCAAAAGCTTCTATACGTTCTCTATGGAATCTAGATGCTTTATCTTCTTGTTCTTTAATATTACGATTATACATATTAAAATAAATTTTTAACTACCATTCCTGAACCTTTCTGTACATAAGTACCATCTTTGTTTTTAGGAACTAATTTATATTTAAATTGTTTTGTATAAGCATTATCAGTAACACCTTCATCTCCTGCTTTTGGTCCAGGACCTAAATCTTCTCCAGGGTGTTGTCCTTGTTTATGTATATTTGCTGATTTTGTAGCATCTTCAGATACTGTATATCCTAATGTACTAACCAATCCTGAAGGCATTTTCATTCTATATTTAGATGCTACTTTTTTTGCTTTAGGTACCTTTGCTAATTTTTTTCTAACTACGGGTAATGCTTTTTCTTTTACTAATTTATATCCTAACTCCTTATAAGCTTCATCATCAGCTTTAGCACCTTTTTTTCTAAAGGCATATGGCGTTAAGTAAGCACCGGCTGCACCTGACATAGATACTTCATCTACATCTTCTTCAAAAATAGCTTTTTTATAATCTTCTGGGTAGTTATTTCTAACATGGGTACGAATTGTATTTCTTAGTTGTCTTGCTTGTTCATATATGTCTAAGAATTTTTTATCATCTTTAGTTTTTTGATACACACCTTTAGCTGTATTAACTAAATCCATAGAATCTTCAACTAATTTAGTTAAATTAGGAATATAGTCAACAGACCAAGTTATAGCCCCTGTTTCAGGATCTATATCCGTAACTACAGACTTTACACCTCCAGTAACCTTAGTATCACCTACCTTTATTTCTGTAAGTTTATATTTGTGTGCCATTTGCTATTTGTATTTCATTTATTAATTGGTAATAACGTAACAAATCAACTAAATTATTATCTCCAATCTTATCTGTTTTCTTTAATTCAGTTAAAAATTTAGATACTTCAGTAATTTTAACCCTTGTAACTTTATCTTTAATATTTTTTGTTTCTTTAACTAAGATACCTTTTAATTCATTAATTTTAACATTATAGAAATTTCTTAAATCCGGGGTTGAATCCACTGAATTGATGTATTCTTTGAGTACTTGTTTTTGAGAATTAGTTAATGAATCATACTTATCATTAAATTTTTCTAATAATACTTTATAAGTTAAAGTTCTTATATCTTTATCATATGCAGAAAATTCTTCAAGTACTGTTTGTTTAGAGTCTTGGGTTAATTCTTTCTTAGTTAAATGCTCTAATAAAGTTATTTTATTATCTACTAATTGTGTAGGGTTAGAAATAGAGTTTAAATTAATATTTTCTATTAACGTGTATAAAGCAGCTAATTCTTTATAATTTGTTACTTTAGAACCGAAAAAAGATTCTAGATTATAATATTTTTTAATTTCATTAATTAAATTATACTTTTGTTTTTTTAAAGACTTTCTATTGAATTTAGTTGATGCTTCTAATATCGTATCAATTACTAATGTAGCTCTACCTTCAGTTACTACTCTAGACTTAAGTATAGATTCATATAATTTATATTCTTTACCTAAAGAAGTATTTACAAAATATTCTTTTAAGATATCTATTGCAGGTGAATTACCACCTTTAAGTGTATCAGCGGTAATTTGACGTACTAACAGTTCAAATAGTATGCCTGTATTTTTGTACTTTGAGTGTTTTATTTTCATCAAAAAATATATTTATTATAAATATGTAAAATTTTTTACTTCTTTAATTGAGATTCATCTAATAGTGAAGTATCGTCTTTATCTTCATTAAATACTAATTTCTTTTTATCCAAAGCTTCAAATATTTGTTTATTTTGTAAATAAACAGTATGGGCACCTTCGAGTGCTAATGGCCCTCCATTAAATTTAGGTTTAATAGAATTAGAATCATTTTTGTCTGTATCTTTCATACGTTTAACACCTAATCTATCTTTACCAAAATTATCATCTTGTGTATTACGTTTTACATTAGTGTCTTTTGGTCTACCTAATTTAGGATCATCGGCGGCATATTCTTCTGGTTTTGGAACTGCACCTGGGTCAGTATACATTCTTCCACTACCATATAATGAAGCTAAATCATGAGGTGTACCATATGATTTACCTGTTTCTACAGGATCATTTCCTTCTGCTTGTATTTGTGCAATTCTAAATTTACGTTTAGCATCTTCTCTAGTTAGATCTCTATATTCATCATATTGATCTTCACTAAATTGATATACATGATCATAAATCCAATCAGATGGGACTAAACCTTGTTCCAATAAAGTACCAGCTAATTCTGTTTTAGATTTTAATAATTCAATTTTTTCTTGTTCTAATACTATTGATGGGCTAGCCATTTCTAATGTAAAATTAGTTAATGTTTCATCTGTGTATCCTTGTGTATACAAATGAACTAAAGCAATTTTATTTAATTCTGATAATATTATTCTTTGTAGTCGTTCAATAGTACGTGCAAATCTAATATCTTGTTGAGCTAATGTAGCTTTACCTTCAACTCCTTCTTCGTATCCTAAAAATGCTTTTGGAATTTTAAGTGCAGCAAATAATTTACCTCTTAAATATTCTACATCTTGAATACCATCATACTGTAATCCAGGGGCAGTATCTATTTTTGTAGTTGTATCATTTCCACGAACTGGGATGTAGAAATCTTCTAACATATTCATCTGGTTGTACTTTAAGTTGTATTCTCCAGTTTTATTGTCTTGGAATGGCGTACGTTTAAGTTGAGAAATTGTTTTCTGCATAAATGTTTCTATTTCATTTGGAGGAATAGAACCAACATTCATGTAAAATATTCGTTTTTCTGGTGCACGTGCAATTCTATGAATTAACATTGCATCTTCCATTAAAACATATTGTTTGTATAATTTTCTAGCAGGTTCGATATAAGCTCTACCATAAGGAAGATAATTAACATCTGAAAGGAGTCTAAAGTGAGCCATTTCATAATTGTCAAAAAATATACCATTTTCATTTTCTAAATTTCCACCTCCAGCTCCAGGTACAGGATACATACCAGAACTTAGATTATCCATTCCATCAGGTGCATACTTATATCTTATAGCAGAAGGGTTTTTTGGATCAAATGCTTCTTGTCTTTCAATATGATATGCAGTATATGGTATAACATTATATACTCCATACTTTTCAGCAATTTCTAGTTTTAAGAAAAAATCACCATACTTACACATTTGTCTAACCCACATCCAAAGATTAAATTCAATGTTTAATACATCATAGAATAAATTATATAATATTTTTTGTATATCCTCATTAGCACTTCTAATTTGAAGTACTTCACCCATATCATTTTTTAGAGTAGATTCATCAGCTAATACATCTAAGGCAGAAGCAATAATAGCATCCTGATCCATTAAATCATATTCTGAATATAGTTGAGGTCTAAGGTACTGGTAGTTCATGTTGAACTGTGCACCATATAATGAAGTAGGACTGGTAGAATAAATTCTATTGTATCTATCAGATAATGAATTAGTAGCAATTTCCCCTGTGGATTGAATTTTACCACTATCGATTACTTTAATTTGGTTTCCACCTACATTTCTTACTACAACATCTGTTGAAAATAATCTTTTTAATCTTGTAAATACGCTTCTATCAGCCATAATGTGTTGTTATTATTATAAATATAATCTAAAAAAGCCATCTAATATCTTCCTTACCATTCCCAAAATTTTGTTCATAGGGATTTTTACCAGGTTGACTACTTCCATAGCCTCCTTGATAAGGTGTTCTATTAACTGACATATTACTTAATGAATTTTTAGTTCCATCTAAACCTCTTTGTCTTGATCTTAAAGCAGTATCTCTAATATACATAGCAATACCAAAAGACATTACTAAATCATCATTATACCCAGATTGTGCCTCTGCTCTATTATTTCTCCATATAAAGGTTTTCATTTCTTCTATTAACCTTTTTGATTGTATTGTTACCCCTTTATCACTAATATATTCTTGAAATTTACCTATTACCATGGGACGTGTTCTAGATGACATTGTAAAACCAGCTACCATTTTTGAATTGTCCTGATATTTGTCAAAATACGAACTAGCACTTGGGGAATCACTCTTTTGTGAATAGTAAAGATTTGGATATGCTCTATCTAGGGCTACCTGTATTGTCGCCCAACCAATGTTTGCATTTTCTATTACTAACATAGCCTCATTGTACTCAGTAGCTAACCCCACTAATAAATGACCATATTCTTTTGTACCTAATTGACCCTTGTATTCTGCAACTTGTACATTATTTGATACATCAATTACATGACACGCTGAATAATCTTTACCATCGCCACGAGCAACATCTGCTACTACTACATAATCTCTTGTATAGTCAGGTGATTCCCAAACCCATAGGTTTTGATCTGCACCTCTTCTTTCCATAGGATCTTTTACATAGGTTTTTTCATAAAAATCTATATATTCAGGGTAAAAAACAATATCACCAGAGGTACTAAAATCACAATCACACTCTTGTGCCGCCATTCTAGGATCACCTAATAATTCGTCCTGTATATCTCTCCATTTTTGATCTCTTTCCGGGTGGACATACCAAGGTAATTTAATAGGTAAAAATTGNTTTTCACTAGATTCTGCTCTTACCCATGTTTGGTGAAACCAGTTACCTGTACCATAAGGTGTAGATAATGCTATACAACCACCACCTGTTGCTAATGTTTGTTGAGCTGAAGCCCAAATTTCTCCAATATTGTCAATAAAAGCGGCCTCATCAATTAATAGTAAAGATACTGCTTCCGATCTACCGGCATCACTTGAAGCTGAAGTGGCTTTGATTTGTGATCCATTATTAAGTCGTAATGTTAATTTATTATTTTCAGCCGCGTCTATTTTAAGCCATGAAGGTAAATTTTCATACATGAATTTTACCTTTGTAACCATATTTTTAGCGGTTTCTTGCTTAGTTGCAATACAAAGTATATTTTTATCCTTATGGAATATCATTAACCATAAAGAATAACCTGCGGATAATGTTGATATACCTAATTGTCTAGATTTTAGAATAATAGAATAAGGATTATCGCGCATTAGCGTTAATACCTTTTCTTGAAATGGGTACAGGTTAAATTGTATGCGACCCCGTTGTGGATGCTGTATATAACAGTATTTACGCATAAAATGCACTGGATCTTGAGCACATTTTAAATATTCTTGGCGTATTACTTTTTTTAAATCTGGCATGCAGTTATTTTAATATAAGTATTACTCCACCAATTGCTATTAAGCCTGCGCTACTTAAAATTTTATTTTTTAATTTTTGTTTTTTAATTTCAAGCTTTAACTTATCATTCAATTGTTTGGCATATTCTAATTGAGATCCTTTAGTATTTAATATAGAATCAAAATTATTAATTTGAAAATTAAGATTACTAATAACGCTATCTTTTAATACTATCTTATTTTCTAATAAAGAATATTTAGTTGTTATTAAACCTAATTCTTTTTTAAAACCGTCTCCAATTATTAAATCCTTAATTACTAATCGAACTATTGGTTTTTTTAATTGAATCGAGGTGCTGTCTATAACGTTCTGTGAAAAACTGGTATAGCTCATCATCCCTATAAGAATCAACATTATTAACTTTCTCATTTGTTTGTTTTTTTAATATAACTATTTTATTATCTTGTTTACTAATTTCTTGGTCTAATAGTGTTATTTGAGTAGTTAATACATCTATTTCTGATGTTAAGTCCTCATTAATACTATGTAAAGAATTAATTTTATCATTTAAAACCTCTATCTTATTATTGTACTCAGTAATATATTCTTCTTCATTTGAAGAGTACATATTAATTAGATAGTAAACACCAAAAAATGCTAGAGCAATATATAAAAACCTTTCTTTAGATGACATTATATCTTCTTATTATCTAGAATATTTTCTAGTTCCTTTTTTAATTTAGTTTTATCTTTTAAGATTTTAACTAATTTTTCTTTATCAGCACCTTCNGCTTTAGAATATTTTTTAGCTAATGATTTCATCTCACGAGTTAATAGTGCTAATTCTTCTTTTGCTTTAGCTAAACCTTTAGTTTTTTTAATATCNGATTTAGTTGGTTCGGCCTCTTCGTTTTCATTTAAACTAAACCCTATAGTAGCATCATTTACTCCTTGAATAAACCCTTTTCTATAAGATTGAAAATCAACGTCATTGTTAATACCAACTACATCCTGGTTAAAGTGCATAGCAACTGCTTTGTCTCCATCAGTATATCCTACCTCTTCAAGATCTGCTAAACCAATATTAGCTTCTTTTAAATTTCTTTTGACAATAGCATCATATGCTTTACCAATATCACCTTTATATAATTGCTTAACAATTTTTTTACCTAATTCTTCTAATTGGTTATCAGTTAAAGTATGTTCTTTACCAAATCCTTCTAAATACGATTGGCCTATGTCTGTATAGTCCGCCCAATTGTCTTCACCTTCTTCTATACCAGCTTCTTTTTTAGCTACTTCAAGATCTTTGATTGCTGAAGTTAATTCTTTAGTTTTGGCAATTTCATCCTCAGTATTTTCAGATAATTCGGAAATTATATTTTCTCTAACGTATTTTTTTAATTCAGATTTTTTCATTATAAAGGTATTTTATTATAAATATGTTAAAGTTTAGTAACATTTAATATTTGTTGAATACGTTCTTCTGTTGAGCCTGATATTTTTTCTATTGTGCCTGCTTTATGGCCATGTCTTTTAATTAATGTTGTAATTGTAAAATCAATTAAATCTCTATAATGTTCATCTGTTTCACGAACACCATTATCTTCAATTTCTAACCCATAAGGAGATATATAAAATATGTAATCATATTCTCTAACAAATTCACTAGCATATGTTTCAAATGCTTCTTTATCTTGGTGAGGTATTGATTTTGCATTTAAAGTAAATGCCATAACATCAAGAACTGTTCTATCTGTAACAATATCTGTTTGAATTAATTCAGCACAACGTTCAGCCAAGAATATGGTTTGACCCTTTAATGTTGAATCTGTATTAAGTGGAATACCTTGCTCCATCAAGTATTTAGAACGTTCTGTTCTAAACATATAATCTTTAAATTGCTTTGTTTCTTTTAAAGCATTTACTAATGTAGTTTTACCTACACTCATTGTACCACATAAACCTATTTTCAT